GAAACAATGAATAGCTTTCTTACTTGGTATAATAGTTCTTCTGTTCGATCTACTTTAAGTGGTGGACACGTTAATGCTAATGAGACTTCATACATTACTGGATTTAAATTGTATCCAACATCAGGAACAATGACTAGAGGCAGAATTAAGGTATATGGGATGAACTGATATGAGTGAAGAAGAAACTGTTAGAGAAAACCCACGACATAGAATAACAGAGTTCGGTAAAGTTATGTTTACTGAAGAAGAAGAACTAGCCAGAGATGCAGAAGAACAAGCATGGGCAGATGGTGCGAACGATAGACTAGCAGCCGAACACAGAGAAACTCGCAATGAATTACTTGCAGCATCCGATTGGACACAGTTTAACGACAGCCCACTAACAGATGAAGCCAAGACTTCTTGGGCAACATATCGTACAGCATTACGTGATCTTCCAACCAATGAGAACTGGCCTTCTCTTGAAGATGATGATTGGCCTAGTGCGCCCGAGTAGATGGACCCGGTTAGCTGTGTCGCGCTCGCCACAGGCGCTTACAAAACACTCCGCGCTGCCATCTCCACCGGGAAGGATTTACAGGAAATGTCCGGAACTTTGTCACAATGGGGCAAAGCTTTTAGTGATTTTTCTAATCTTGAAGAGCGTGAAAAAAACCCACCATTTTGGAAGAAAACATTTAAAGGCTCAGACGAAGAAACAGCTTTAGAAATTTTTGCTCAAAAGAAAAAAATGGAACAAATGAGAGCCGAAATAAAAGATCATATTTCTTGGAACTATGGGCCAAGTGCTTGGAAAGAAGTATTGCAAATAGAGGCAGATATGCGTCGAAGAAGAAAACAAGAGGCATATAGAAAGCAAGAACAGATAGATGCACTTATTAACTTTGCTATTGGGTTTGTTATTTTTATCGTCAGTGGTGGTATTCTGTTCTTACTTTTTTATTTTCTTGGTCAATGGCAAGGTAGATGGTAATGAAAGTAGTATTACATATTTTATTTTTAATGTTTGTAGCAGGATCTCCATTTTTATTTATGGCTGTTGCGATTAGTTAGATGTGGGTTTTACTTTGGTTACAAGTAATTTCTGGCAACTTTGATCACTATCATGTGGGCAGTTATTCAAGTGAAGAAGCATGTAAGTTAGCGCAGAAAGAAGCAAAAGTATTAGTAACGAATCAAAATTCTAAAGTAGTCTGTATTAAAATTGAACGGTAATATATTATGGTAAAAATAACAGCTAATTATTTAGATGAATTAAAGATCTTACCGCGCCTGGCATTTCTGTGTCAGATTGTTTTGACCTGGAAGGTGTGTCTGTGGTACATGAGTTTAGGAATTACTGCGACTACGCAGCAAACAACTTTCGTTAGCATAGTCGTTTCTAGTCTGTCAGCATCCTTTGCGCTGTGGCTAGGCAAAGAAGCGAAGACAGACAGAGGGGGAGAACGATGATACAATCGATAATAGGTCCACTAACCGAACTAGCCGGAGGATGGTTGAATGCCAAAACGCAAGCCCAACAAGCAAACGCGAAACTCAAGCTTACCGAAGCCGAAGCCAAAGCCAAGATCCTCGTCTCCAAAGAAACCTCAATTGCCGATTGGGAAAAGATTATGGCGCAAGGTACTCGCTCTTCTTGGAAGGACGAGTGGCTAACAATTTTGTTTTCAATTCCACTAATACTTGCATTTTGCGGAGAGTGGGGGCGCGGGGTGGTAGCTGAAGGATTTACAGCTTTGGAACAGATGCCAAGCTACTACCAGTATACTTTAGGTGTCATTGTAAGTGCAAGCTTTGCAGTGCGTTCAGCAACTAAGTTTTTCGGGAGAAAGTAAATGGAAATGTGGCAATGGATAATGTTGTTCTCAGCGGTAAGTTTAAATACCCTGGTTAATTGTTTGCGTTTATACCTGGAGGCGAAGAGATGAAAGAAAACTATGATATCTTTTTTGACAAGCTGCTAAAAGTAGAGGGCGGATTTACGGATGATGTACATGATCCAGGCAATGCGCGTGGCGATGGGCATGGCAACAAGGGATCAACTAACCTGGGCGTCACGGCTAAAGTTTGGGCTAAGTATACAGGCAAGCCAGCTCCGATCGAGGTCATGAAAAAATTAAAAAAAGATGATGTTAAAGAAATGTATCGAGAGTTGTATTGGCGGAAAGTAGGCGCCGATGAATTACCAAATGGCGTTGATATATCGGTCGCAGATTTTGCTGTTAATTCTGGACCAGGGACCGCTGTTAAGAAACTCCAACGTGTGATTGGCGCATCTCAGGATGGTTCGGTAGGACCACAGACCATACGTATGGCCCACGATATGAAAGCGTCAGACGTTCTTGGTGGCCTGGCTACACAACGAGAAGCGTATTTACGTAGTTTAAAGAACTTTGAACGCTATGGTAGAGGTTGGTTAAATCGCAACCAGGACGTTCTTAAAAAAGCAATGGAAGTAGCTTATGAAACGTAAATTTAAACCGGTTCCCAAAGATAAGAAGTCGGGTATTCCTAAGAAATATGTGAAGGGTTCCAAAGATCCAGACGCAACGCGGAGGGAAATTCTACGCACCAGGGCGCTATATAAAATGGGTAAGCTTACTCCCGAAATGATGGATCGTATCAGCAAGCAAAGGAGTAAAAGATAATGGCAGCACCTGAGAAATATAAAAAGATGTTTGGCGCAGCTAGAGCCGAAAAAATATATAAGCGTGGCCTGGGCGCTTATTACTCGAGCGGATCACGTCCGAAAATGTCAGCTCATCAATGGGCTGTTGCCAGGTTAAAAGCTCACGCAAAAGGAAAAGCCACAGTCAAAAAGGCTGATGGTGATTTATTTAGGAGGAGTTAAATGCCGTTTAAAAAATACTCTCCCAAGCAAAAGAAATTAGCAGCGGTTGCCGGAGATCCTAAAAAGATCGAGGCAGTTGATTTAAAAACTATTGCAAAGAAACGTATGAAGAAAAGGAAAACATAATGCCATACGGAAAAGGTACTTACGGATCGAAGGTCGGGCGCCCATCAAAGGAAGCTAAAAAAGATCCAAAATTAAAAAAGGCAGCCATGAAAAAAATGATGGCTGCCAAAAAGAAGTAATTAGTTATGGTCGAGGCATAGGCTTCACGATTTGATTAGAAGCCACCTGAGTGCCTTTACAATAAATATGAACTTTATCCTGGTAGGGAATCATTATGGCGTACATAGCTGCCTTAGAATGGCTGCAAGCGTCATATGATGGGAATAATATATTGTGAGTTAGCTGTTCGCCCTGGACAAAGTAACTTAGCACCATGAATGTAAAGTATTTAAGCATTGTTAAGTTCCTTTTCTCTACCATCAACAAATTTAATTTTATGTTTTTTAGCCATGTAATCGACCGTGTTAAAATGAACACCGAGTAACCTGGCTGTTTTGGTTTTACTAAATCCGGCCTCAGCTAGATCGATATAGTTTTTTGCTACGTGTCCCCGCCGACCGTCTGATCGTGATAGTTTTACAGGCCAATTGAGATTATATTTTTTGACCATATTAGTGATCGATGAGGTATTTTTTCCCAACAACTGCGCCGCCTGGCAACGAGAGTACCCGGCATCCGCAAGCCTTTGCATATACTGAGCAATCTCTTTGTCGTGTCGAGCTTTTATTTGGTGATATTCCTGGATCATTTTTTTGACACCCTTTTGTTCGCTTTAAATTTTTGATCAACCAGGGCCATGTTTTCTTCACCAAGCTGGTCAATCAAATTGAAGTTTGCTTTCCAAAGCTGTTCCATTATCTTTTGTGATTTGTTTTGCAGTTGATACTTTTTAAACAACGCTATAAGCTTTTCGCTATAGTCCTCCGGTGTATGGAGTGCATCCCCGCAAGGTTCGCCGTTGTGCCAGTAAGGTTGCCATACCGGTATTTCTCCAGGTAATTCCTGTTCCGGTTCCTCCGGTTCTATTGGATGCACACTAACATCTATTTCTTTTTTAGGCTCCTCTTTCTTTTTTTCTGCAAGTTCCTTGTCTTTTTCTTCTTTGATTGCATCCCAGTCGGCCTCGTCTTGTGAATAAGCGCCATACAAACCAACAAGCTTTATAATTACTCGATCCTTTGCACGTTTCTCAGCCATTGCATAAGGATAGCTTTGTTGGTTCTTACCTCGATCGATGTTAATTGGCATAGCTTCACCTATGGACCATTCAACTTTATCGCCAAGCCTACCAGTCACGCACAGAACACAAATTCTTTCTTGTGCATTTGACTCTACAATCACCGGGGCATCAAACGTTACACCCTTACTTGCTGCAATTTTTTCTAATGTTTTGTGATAAAGCACATAAGAACCGTGACAATTCCAACCATCTTTTTTAGGGTCTAGGCCCAGTTCTTTAAATACTTCGATTACATTTTGCGGTATGTCGTGTTTCACTGTATTTTCTCCTGTAATGCCTCAAGAGTTTTTAATTGTCTCTTATCTTCGTTGCCTTCTTCACACATTTCATAAAGCCCTACACCGTATTCATTCAAAGCAAGGCGCAACATTTTCAATTGGGCTTCTGTCAATTTAATTGTTTTCATTTTACCCTCACAGTTACGCCAGGTTGACCGGCTCTAAGTTCAGCACCAGGAACAAACTCCCTGGCTTCCAATAATATTTTGATTGCAGCCATATCGGGAGATTTTTTTACTCGCATCAGCTGAGTTGGTATTTCTTCCGGCTCTACTATGCAAACGTTTTGCCTGGCTTTTGTTCTGCTTACCGTCGCAAGTGGATGTTGTACTTTCTTTGATCCTATCGCGTCGAGCAAGTGACCGATTGTTTGAGATATTGCATCAGCCTTATCATTCAGTCGTGCCGCTCGATCCTGGTAAGTTTTGACCAGGGCTTTCACTGCTTCCTCGTTTGCCTTCATCTCCTGGCGTTCCTGGATAAGTTGTCCCAGGACATCCATTGCATCCGTCTCACCGTCAAGCGTGTCCAGGAAACAATCCTCATCGTCTCCGACCATTGCCCGGATGTTATCGGCCATACGCCTAATTTCTTCATAGTTAATCAACATACTTCTGTCCTTCCTCAGTTACCTTCCAGACAATCTCAGAGTTTCCCCATTGATTTTTTTTACGTGTCTCTGTGTCCTGGATTAAATTCATTTCTTGCAATTCTGTTAATCTTGGCCGTATCATTAAAAGCGATAGGCCCGATTTGTTTGCAATGTCGGTTCCAGAACCGCGCTCCATACTTGCTAACATTTCGAGTACCTCCCGACGCCGGCCTGTCACAATTGGGGCCACTTTATGCGCCGCCGCTCGTTCTGTGTCAGGTCCGTCGCGGTGGTGCATTTTTCTAATTTCAACTTTATCAATCTTCATTTGTTTTCCTTCCTATTATTTCGTCATACTCTGCTATGACCTGGTTTAATCTTTCGATAGACATCGATAGAAACGCCTCATCTGCGCTATGATACCCGGAACGTACACCAGTTGGGATATCATTCAGCTCTGCTTCCTTCCGCTCTTTGTAACGCTTTGTATCGTCTCGGAGCTTAATGATTTGTTCCAGGGATAATTCAACCATAGATCAACGCCAGGAATAAACCGCCATACAACATAACGACTAAAGCTAGAGCGCCTATGATATCGCCCAGTGTAATTGACTTAAGCGTTTTGATAAAATCTTCAAAGCTATCCATTGTTACACCTCCCAGAACAATAATACGTTACCGATTACTTTACTCTTAAACTGCTTTACGCCCCACAAGTAATTGATAAAAAAGTTTTCTAAACTCATTAAGTTTTCTTCATATCGATAGTAGACCTTGCCCTCGTCGCCGGTACAGGTCTCAACTATCCCATCTCTAATCATACTGTGTATGTCTAACACTTTATATAGATCCTCCATTTTTTACCTCATTGAACCAGGAACGCGCCCCGGAGGGCGCTAACCAAGCTTAATGATGAGCGCCAGAGCTATCCTGGTAATGCTCATTCCAGGCCATTTTGTGCTGTTCTAATGCTTTAACAGTTGCTTTTGCGCTTGTGCATATTCCAAACAACCATTTATCGAAGCTGCCCATGTCCCACATGTCAGAGTAATATTGGGCGTCCTCTTTTAACTCTGAAAGGTGAGGGTCGTTTGCATTGACCCAAACGTGGGTTTTGGTCTCTTTGACAACAACAGGTGTATCAAGATCCCGCTCTTGATGATCCTGGAAAAATCGTTTTGGTAACTTTATTAA